ACTGCTGGCATAGGAATCTTTTTACCGTCTTGTGCGTAAGTCTTAATAGAATTATTATTTACGACAGAAGTTGGATCTTCTGTATCTTTGGCAAGATTCATTTCTATGTTTTGTTTAACTGCTGAGTTCAACCTTTGGCCAGAATTTGGACTTTCTACGGGTGTAGATGCAACACCCTTAGGTTGTTCAGGTTCAACTGATGGTGTTTGATTGGAAACGGAAGAAGATTTTCTTTTTGCAATCTCAGAATCAATATCGTCCAATTGTTTTGCTTTAATTATATCGGCTGCATCACCTTGACCCCTTCTAACTCTTGCTCTAGGATCACCATATGCAATCAATAAATCTCTTTTATCTTCCAATTCTTTTAATGTAGCACCAGAAATACCTTTCTTGTCTACACCTTCAGCAGATTTCTTTTGTGCTTTATCTTTTTGTTCTTCTTCCCATGATGGTAACTGTCCTTCTGAACCTAGTCCAGATACGGCCATACCAACACCACCTTTACCTTCTAATGCAGATTGGGGATCGGCTTTAATTTGTTTCCACATCCATGCACCGATAGCACCAACAGCTACAGCACCAAGAAATGCAACACCTAGGGGTGATGCAACAAATCCACCTAATGTAGTTAATAAACTAATTGCTGTTTTTGCACCACCAAAAGCATTTAAAATATCACTTACAATACCAGCAATACCTTTACCTGTATCTTTTTCAAGTTTTTGAACTTTATTATCTTCTTTATCGTCCTTCTTACCTTTTAAAGCAGCGAGAAGTTCTTTTCTTTTCTTTTCTTTCTCTAAAAGGTTTTCATCCGCAAATTGATTTGCTTCTTCACGGCGTTTAATATCTTCTTGATGTGATTTATCCATTAAAGTATAAATCTTCATTAGTATATCCAACATTTGAGTATCTTCACCCAATTTACCAACCTTGGTTGCAGTATCTCCTATTCCACCACCACTAACAGGATGTGCCTTAGCACCTGTAAAGTTTGCAATATCTTCTTTACTTCTACCAGTCATTTTACCTAACATGGCAGGTGCAAAGTTACTACCAAATGTCATGAACTTAACAATGTTCATTGGGTCAATCTTTTCTTTGAATCGTTTGACCTTTGCTTGAGTTTTTAATGATACGGCTTTTCTAAATGATTCTTTTAAACCACCTTCTTGTTCTGCCAATAAAGTACCAAAAGATTTACCTTTTAATTTTTTGGCCTGTTGGTAAGACATAGACTGACCTTCAGCAGGCAAATCCTCATCATCAAAATCAATAGATTGTTCTGGACTTTGAGCTTCTTTTTTAACTATCGCATTTTTGATTTTATCAACTTCAACTACCACATCGGTGTTTTTTTGGTCCATCTTTTTGGACAGTTCTTCACCTTTAGGAGTCAATTGATATTCTACATTCTTTTTCATCCTATTCTAGCCTTTAAAAGATATGGATTTGTATCATCAAAATTAACCATACCAACGGTTGACGATTTCTTTGTGTTTTCTATACTGGTTGCAACTTGTATATTTGTTGCTTTATCTTTAACCAAATTCTCTTTCATTTCTTTATTTTCTTTTGATGCTACTTCAATTCTATTTTGATTTGGTAAGTTTAATACTTGAGAATATTTCTGTTCATACTGACCAACCTTTTGAAATAATGTATCCACAACTTGTTGGACAGTTTTTGGTTTATTCGTATTAACTTTTCCGTTTGATGTTTCATAGAAAATAAATTTATTCGCAGAAGCTGCTTTTGGCATCAACTGAACGGCATTAGCATCTGGATTTGCAGTTAATAGTGTTTTGGCTCCACCTGGTCCTAAAAAGTGGGCTGCATAAACTGTTGTTGCATTTACTGGTATATTATTTTTTCTCAAATAATCTGAATTTTCTTTTATAAAAAGAGCTCCAGCAATAGCATTAGCTTCTGCATCTTCTGGACCTTTTTCTTTTAATATAGGATATTTTGATCCATATTTGTCAACCATTGATTTCCATGTTCCAGAAATAAATTGGTAAAGGCCTTTTGCGGAAGATGTTGTTGCTGCAGCTTTCTCATTAAAACCACTTTCTTGTTTGGCCATAGCATACATCAATGCTTTATCTACACCAACAGTATTTGATGCCTTATCAATAACATTTGCAACACTTTGTGTTGGCATCAATAAAGTTCCACCAGCCAGTGCGGCCGCACCACCAACTTTAACCGCAGTAGATGGTGCAACTGAGGTTTGTGACAAAGGTTCTAGTTTCCTTTGTGTTATACCTTTTGTTGGAGGTTTAGGAGTTTCAACCTTTTCCGCTTTAGTGAAACGACCTTTCTCATCTCTAGGTTGCTCTTTTTTAGGAGTTTCTTTAGGTTGTTCTTTTTTGGTAGTTTGTTTAGGTTGTTCTTTTTTAGGAGTTTCTTTTTTAGGTTTTTCTTGAGGTTCAGGTTTCTCTTTTTCAACCTTTTCTTTTTTCTCTTTACCTTTTTTTCTACCAGTAATTGCCGTTAACAACTCATTGTAGAAATCGTCCTCTTCTTTTTGTTCACCTTCTTTTCGTTGCATCTCTTCTTCTAGTTGAGTTTTCTTATCTTCTTCTACTCTCAACATCAAACGATAAATTAAACCAAGAACATCCGATGGTGTGGACATATCGGCAACGTCAGCTGGACCATCCAATGGTTTGTCTATGGATTTCTTTTTGGCACCAGTAAAGTAATTGATATTTTCTTGTTTTGCACCAAAGAGTTTGCCGACCATGGCAGGTGCAAAGTTACTACCAAAAGTCATCTTTTTGGCAATATTCATAGGATCAAAGGTCTCTTTAAGACCAGTCATCTTAGCTTGAGTTTTTAGTGATAATGCTTTTTTGAAAGATGCAGCTGCACCACCTTCTTGCTCAGCAAGTAGGGTACCAAAAGATTGTTTGCGTATATCTTTGGCCTGCTTATAGTCCATCTACTATCTCTTTTGTCTTTCTCTTAACTTTTGGTTTTCTTCTTCAATGTATTGGATTAACATAGAGATATAGATGTCCCGTTCCCACGGTAACATGTTTTCAAGTTCTGTCAGGCTATACTTATGGTGCTGCATTAACGAAAAATTCGTTTTATAATAATTCTTCAGATTGTCATGACGAAATGTTAGCCGAAAAAACTTTCAAGTCCTTCTACAGAAATAGTATGTTGAAAACCACATTTACTACAGGTTAAATCTACCATTTCTTTTAGTTTTGGTAGATTATTAAAAAATTCTTCTACTTTTGCAAATTGTTCTTGGTTCATGCCTTCAACAAAATCAAGCATTTCTCCTGGTTGTGCTTCATGACTGTAATAGAATTTATCTTCTACACCATCATAAATGTATTCAATAGATTCTGCAATCATGTTAAATGTAACATCACTAATATCATCATACTTCAATGAATCTTGCACAATACCAAACTCAGGATACTTTAGTTTGATGGTGATTCTTGGTGATAATGAAATTTCTGGATTAACCACCTTATCTTGGGTCACTTGGATCTCCAAGAGGTTAATATCAGCCTCCATAATATTACCACACTCTTTACCATCAACTTCATTGTTGCAACGGTAACGAGATTCTACAACCTCACCTACCGATTTAGCACGAAGGTTGATAAAGTAATATTCGATATCAATAATAGGTAATTTTTCAATATTGATATTCTCGGTCAAAGTGCAATTATAAAGAATATCTTTGATGTTCTGTTGAATCGTGGTTGTTTCATTCGATTCTATTGCCATCAACAGATTCTTTTGTTCTTTGACTAAAAATGGTCTATATTTAATTTTTGTCTTAGAAACTGGTAAAACTAGTTCATAAGTTGGTACATCAAGTTTAGGTAAAGCCATTCTATTTTCACTCCATAAAAAAATTATCTACCTGTAAATGTAGAAGATACATCGTTTAATATATTATTGATTCCTGTGCCGGCACCACCGATGGCATTACCACCAAGTCCACCAACAATATTGTTTACTGCGTTGATACCTGCATCCACCAATTCCATACCAAGTGCCTGTAGAGAATTATTCTGCCAGTAGGTATATGCAAATGTTACATTAAGTTTATGATATCCATCAGCTGACCAATCTAAGTCCATTTGGTTCATAGATATAGGGTAAGCATCATATAGATTAACAGAATAAGAAATATTGTTCGTAACATCGTATTGGTTTACCGTAATAATTGTTGCATAGTCGCCTTTGTAACGAAGATTATTGTTATACAAAGGATTAATAAAGTTCATCCAAGCATCAAAAAATACTTTCTGTGACATATCATCATCAACAATGAATGTCATATCGATGTCGGTATATGTGTTTAGATATGGATACTTTTCGATTGGTCCATATGTCTTTTGTTCTGTGGTTGCAAATGTTCTACCTGGTAGACTAGCATTTTCACAACGATAGTTTAAAGATTTTGCAGAAGAAATATAAGGTATAAGTGTCAATGGAATAGGAATATTCACATCGAACTTATGTGGTCTTGCAATCTCTTTTCTAAAACTGGCTTTGAATTCGTTAATCGAGCCTGCCATTTAATTCTTCCTTATCTTATCTGTTCCAAGGACTCTTGCCACACATTTGAAGTGGAAGATTTCCTAAACTGTTGTATCGGCAAGAATGCCGCAATTTCCCATTCATTGGACTGAACGGCAAGTATCTTTGACTGGACATGGGGAAAAAGATACTTTTTAAGACAAGGTTTGAACTCTTTATAACGTTTGGAGGCGTTTAAAATGTCATAGCTAAGGTGCATACGCTGTATGTCGTTATTTTTGTCTGTAACAGCG